GAATATTTAATGTCATTACGAATCACTCTCTCTTATTACTCTTACAGTATGACTCAAAATGATATGAATGTCAACCTTTATTACGCAACTTTCTGTAACTTGTTACTCTTTTTGAGGTTTGCTTGCTTACAAATCAACTGTCCGTTCTCAACTGTAGTCGAACCACCTTTACTAAAAGGAGTGATATGATCTGCCGCCCACTTTGAATCATCGTTGATTTCTGATTCAGGAATTTCTTTACCTGTCTCTGAACAAAAACCATTTTGATTAACCCACATTTGATATCTTTGTGCATTAGTGAATAATCTTTGTGAATCTTTTACAAAAATAATTTCATTCATTTTATCATTCAAATCTTCAACTAGATACTTTAGTCGTGCTTTCAACTCTGGTGAAGACATTGTATTGTTACATGAAGCAAACGTGCGTTGATCACCACTTTTTGTTGTCATGATAGGTTTTGTGTTACCAAGTCTCTTATTCTCTGAAGCCATGAACCAAGTATAGAATTTCTCTTCATCACGAATAACATAATCATTATCCATAATATGTTTATATACCATAAACAAGTTGAATAGTGTACTATGATTTTTCATCTTATTATCTACATTTTTCTTTACGAATTTTGCAAAATTAGAAATCATATTATCTACTTTTTTCATTACAACTGATGAATTTAAAGGAGATTTAGTTTCGTAAGCTTTGTTTTTTTCCGCCGCCTGAATAGAAACCTTCGCACCTTTTACAGCATAAATTGCCATGGCGACAATATATTCATCAATAACTCGTCTTGCTTTTGCTTTATCAGTAGGAAAAACTTTCTTTAACATATTATCATAGTGAAGTTTAGTAGTTTTTCTTACCCACTTAGAAAAATCAACTAAGATGGCGTTTCTTTTTTCTTGTTGATTTAATGTCATACCATCATTTATATTCAAAAACAATAATGTTAAATCCGCTCTTGTGCAATTTTTATACTCTTCAACACTAATTACCACATTAGCTTCAATATGATTGATAAGTTCTTGTGGGTGCTTACCAAAAGTATCATTTGTCTCGTCTATCACTGCTACAGAACCATTACTCAGTATATATTCACCATGCATTATAGTAACTTTATTATTTAAGTATTCATCTATTGTAATCGTTCTATTGTTACCATCAATAGAGATAGATTTAAAACCTAAACCTTTCCAGCTTTCGAAATATTTTAAATCATCTTTATATTCGTCATCTAGAGGATTTAAATTTTCTATACAAGCATCAATATTTGCAATAACAATTTTACTAGGTGCCATACCTGTTATTAAACTTGTAATAAAATTTGTTTTTTTGAAATCGTCCCAACGCTCTTCAGATTGAAATGCTAGATCAAGTGCTGTAGATGCTCTTAATCTTTTAATAGCCAAGCTATCGAACTCATAAGAGATATGTTCAGAGATTAGGGGTTTTTTAGGGATTGTATTTTTCATAATATATCTTTCATGTTATTATCACTTTAAGGGTGATGTTAATGTTTACATTATTACTTTGTAATAATGATTCTATAGTAGCATTATCTACCTACTTGAGTCAAGTACTTTTCTTTACAATCTTCCCAATCTAGATAAGCTAAATCGTCATAGAATAAACTTTCAGAGGACACACGATCACTGTTTATGAGAGAGGTTATTCGTTTTCGTGCATACTTGTCCTTCCAGAGATTGACTAGATACTCTGTACTTGTATCAAAAGATTTGACAAGCTTGTCCTCTGAAATCTCGCCACGCAAAAACTCACAAGTATTTGTGTATAATGGTGAATAGTAGATACCACGCTGATGTTCGGATCTTACTATAGACTTATCTATACCTAACTTAGAGAATGCGAATTGATGTGAACGATTCTTGTGATCTCGTTTGTATGGTTGTCCACTAGGTTTGAGTGCAACATACCATTCAAAGTATTTTTCAGAATGGTACTTTTTCAACCAATCACGTAATCGTTTCGTTGTTTCTTTCTTTGGTTTATATGCCACAGAACCTTGTGAATATCCCATCTTCTTCCAATGTTTGAGATTATCGTACTGTGACATACCACCAGCTTTTGCTTTTCCGTATAATGATGTCGTAGTTACAGATACTAGTCTATCACCATACAGTTTTTTCCAATCGTTCTGTACTTTGTCAGACAAACATAGTAAAGCAAGTAACTTACCACCAACATAATTAAAACCTAGAGGTTGTGTTGGCACAATTGTAGAACCAACTGTAGTATAGTTTATCATTTTATCGTCAGTTTTCTTTTCTCTAGTCCAACCAATATAATTATCTCTTGGTGTTAAATCTAGATAATCAGAAGACATACAGATTGTGCCTAGATATTTCTTTGTAACTTTGTCTATAATATAGTAGTATAGATTTCTACCAACATTATTGTTATTCTCAGCGGTGCTGATAAAAGATCTTAAAGTATTATACTGAGCAATCTCGTCAGGACTCTTGTTACATAAAACCATTTCAGGTTCTAGTTTCATATAATCATCAACACTCTCTGGTTTCCAGATTTTACTTTTAATTCTAGATATAGTTCTAGATTGACTATCATCTAGTAAAACTCTCTGTACACCATCAAATAACGTGTTTCTCTTCTCTGTAGGATATTTACCTTGTATCTCAAGCCATTTTTTGAATAGAGTATATTCTGATACGTCCATCGAACATACTTCTGTCAAATCATTTGTTAAATCTTCTGATAATTCTTTAGAGTCTATATCTGGTATAGAATCTAAATCTTCACTCTCTATCCAAGTTTTATATATTCTTGATATATCTTTATCTGTATGTTCTTGTACAGTGAGTCTATATAAGTCTCTATTAGTCATTGTCTCTCATAATTTAATTGCAAGTACAAACAGTATAGCAACTAGGAGTATATTTGTCAATATCATTTGTATACATAATATCATATGATACCAAACCCATCTGTGCTTATATAATGTGTGTACATTTACTCTAGCATCTACTTCGTCATAAATTTTTTGGTTAGTTTCTACTTTGTGTCTCTTAAATCCCAACACTGTCATAATATCAAACTTTGCCATGAAATTCTATAACTCCCTTGTCATAGTTTTTATCAAATAGATACCAGCAACAATTATCTTTACCTACCGACTTTGTTCCTGGTATCCACTTCACTCGTCCTATACTTACAACTTTCTTTAAATATTTTTGATACTGAGTGCTTTGCTTTGTGTGTATCCAATCAGCGTCAAATAGCAACCATGTTGGAGCTATCTCAATTAATTTTTCTATTAGTGGGTGTAGTATCTTTCTATCCCAAGGAGGATTTGTAATACAATAATCTACATGTGTATATAAGTTATTAGGTATGTCGAAAGCATCTAACTTTCTTACACCATCTTTAGGTTCTATATCTGATTGTAATACACACCAACAATCTTTATATTTCATTAGATGCATTGTTAAAGCACCATCACCAGCACAAGGCTCTATAAACTGAAAATAGTTTTCTATATGAGGTAATAATGGTAGTACTGCTTCTTCTGGTGTGGGATAGAAATCTCTTTCTCTCCTTTCAAAATCACTTCTCTTGCCCATCATGCTACCCTACTAAAGTTTTTGTATTTCTCAAATCGTATCTGATGCTTGAACTTTTCTGAAAGTATATCACCTTTGTGTGATATTACGAATACATTTGTCTGATTATCTAACTGGTTCAATAACTTTAGAAATTCATCGCAACCATTATTATCTAGTGATGCATCAAATACTTCATCAAGTATTAATAGATTTGTATTGATAGAGTTCTTGAGTTTTGCTATAGAACGCCATGTGAATAGTAACGCTAAGTCTATTCTCATTTTCTCGCCTTCTGAGAATGATGCATATGAAAACTCGTCACGATGCCTACTCTTAATAACTTCGTTGAACTGCTCGTCTAATTCAAACAATACAAAAAAATCTAAGGCAGCCAAATATTTGTTGATAAGTTTATTCATCACTGGTACATACTGTTTGATGATTTTCTTTTTGATACCATCATCTTTGAGCATGTTAACTGCTACACTGTAAAGTTCTCTATCATTGACTAACTCTTCTTTTCTCTGTTCGTTAAGTCTCTTATCATCTTCGTATAGTTTTAACTTCTCGTATGTTTCAGCACTATCTACACCAGTATCTTTTATTTTTTCAATCTCTTTCTGGTTTTTCTGTATAGATTTGTTTAATGATTTTATACTAGAATTATTCTCAGCAATCTCTGTCTGTAATTCTACTAATTTTTTCTGTGCAGATAACATCTCATTTATCTTTACATCTAGTTCAGCTAATTGTTTTTGTAATTCGCCTTCACCAGCCTGCACCTCTGATATAGTGGCATTTGTTTCTGATATCTTACTTTCTCTAATGTCATCGTTGATATCTTGAGAACATGTAGGACACTCTGCGTTATCATTGAAAAAAGCTATTCTCTTTTCTGCATTCTTTATCTTTCTTCTCATTCTATTATGAATATCGATAAGCTTTGCTTTCTTATTTTCATTGACTTTAAGTGGTGCTACATCTTCTGATAAAAACTCTATCTTCTCTACGATACCATTTGATAGTTGTGTCAAATCATTGATTTCATCTTGGGCACCATCTATCAAGTTTTGAAATGTAGCTATCGTATCATCATTCTGTTCTTTGAGTTTACGTATATAGGATTGTTGTGTGTCTATCTTTGTTTTAAGTAAATCTATCTGATAGTCTGCGTCACGAATTGATTCTTTATTCTCTGCGACTCTATCTTTGAGTAATCTACCCATGTTAGAGAATATACTAATATCTAATAAATCTTCTATCACCTCTCGTCTATGTGACACTGACAGTTGCATGAAAGGTATAAATGTAGATGCACCAAGAACAACAATCTGTGTAAAAGATTTGAAGTTCAGTTTAAGTATTGTTTCTTCTAACTGCTTTTGATAATCTCTTTGTGAACCAGGTTGGTTAAGTAAGGTGCTATCTTGGTATATTTCAAATACGTTTGGTTTCATACCTCTACGTATTTTATAGTTCATCTTACCTATTCTAAACTTCACTTCTACTTCAAGTCCACCCATGTTGATTGAGTTTAGCATTTGTGATTTACTTATCTTACGAAAAGGTTTGTTGAATAACACAAAGCATAGTGCATCTAGTATCGTTGACTTACCAGCACCGTTCTCACCTACTATGATTGTATTTGAATGTTGATTAAGAGGTATATCTGTCCACTGATTACCTGTTGATAGAAAATTCTTCCATCGAATATTTTCAAAGTATATCATTAAACTTCCATATATAAAGCTTCATTATACAATGTTCTCATGAGATTGTCGAGTCTTTTCTTTGGCACACTCGTCTCCATGTTCTCAATGTAATTAGATAGTATTGTAACAGTATCTTGTGTTTGATTTATCAAATCATCATCTCCTTCTAAGTGTAAGTTTAGATGATCGTCTACAATCTGTACTGCAATAGGATTTTCTTGATAAAGTTTATCCATAAACAAATCAAATGTATATGGATTCTCTTTTTCTTGAGTGATAACTTTTACATAGGTGTTACCATACATAGAGTAATCTTTATGCAATATCTCGTCTGATGTATTCTTTACATCATCATAGAATACTTTGTGAAACATACGATAAGGATTTCGTATCATCTCTATCTCTCTAGTGCTTGTATCAAATACATGAAAGCCTTTAGGATCTTGATAATCACTCCACGTTAGTTCGTATTGTGTGCCAAGATAATATACATTGTTACTAGTAGATTTTGTATGAAAATGTCCTGAAAGAACTGTATCAAAATGTTTGAAAGTATCTATACTAATACCATGATCAGAAGTAATACCTCTCATGAGTGTGCAACCTGCGATTTCAAGATGTCCCATACAAATCTGTGCTTTTGTATTCTTTATCATATCTAAAGATTTTGCATAGTTAGATGTGTTTATCCAAGGCACAAATAATATATCAGTGCCATCGAATGTTACAACTTCAGGCTCTGAATAATATTTCACACTATGCTTATCAAATAGTTCTGCCATAGAGTTGATATCATTTGTATTCTTATATGGTACATCATGATTACCAATGATAACATGAAAGTCTATGTTTCTATCTAACAAAGGTTGTATTAGATTATCTTTCAGATGTCTAAGAGTTACATAGTTTATATACTTACGCCTATCTACTATATCACCAAGATGTATGACAGTATCTATTTTATTTTCATCTACGTATGGTAGAAATATATTGTCTACAAATTTTTTAAAATAATCTAAGAATTGTTGTGAGTCATTTCTAGCACCCCAGTGAGTGTCATTAATGATAGCTATTCTCATTGTTCAGCCATAAATTTATCTAAAGGTGCGACAGTTTTTCTTTTCTTCTTTCGTTTGTTTTCTTCGAAGTTTTCTATGAACTCATTCATGTATTCTTCACTCCATTCATTATATTTAATTTTCTCACCATAATTTCTGCCGTTTTCTCCAGAGTTCTCTGAAGTTTCTCCAAATAAATTTGTGTTTTCTGAGGCTTTGTATTTTGTATATAGATATTTCTTTTCTTTCTGTATTCTTCTAAGAAATGCAAAGTATATAATTTGTGTGAAATATGCAAAAGGATTCTTAGACTTGTCAGGATCAAAGTTATCAATATATTGTAAACAATTTTCTACACCATCTGATATCATTTCTTCTCTAAATGTGTAGTTTATAAAATTAGGTTTGTATGACAAATGTGTAGCAATTTTCATGATACAATCACCGATATAATATGGTACTCTAGGACGTTCTACACCAAAATCAGTAGCTTGTAAAACTGATCTTCTGTAGTTTATCATTTCAGCTAAAAATTTCTTATTGTCAACATAATTATGTTTTTGTCTTTTAGCCATCAGTGCATTGTCCAACTACTTGTGTTAGATGTATGCTTTGTGAATTGTTTAATAGCATTCTTAACTTTCTCCTCAATAAGTTTCTTATCTTCTTCAGTATTACTTTCTTTTATTCTAACCATAGATTTGGTATAAAAATCTGCTAATTCTGTAGGTGCTTCGGTACATATTATCACATGTGACATGTCTATGTCAACGCTAATTTCTTCTTTTGTCAAAGGTATCCAAAAAGTAGAATGCATAGCAGGTCCACCCATATCAGTGACAAACTCCATTTTTAGAGGATCAATAACAGTTACTTTGTCATTCGATCGGTAGAACTGCCTTGTCAGTAATGTCTCTCCGCTTATTAGTTTTATTATTACTATCATCTCTTAACCTTATGTTGTATATCTTATAATCAAACTCTTCTTCATTATACATCTTCACTCTTACCGCAAAATGTTTGAGTGTAAAGTTGTTCCAAGATTTGTAAGTCAAATCATCAGATATATCATAAAGAGTAGCTATACTCTTTTTATCGCCTTTACGTAAACCTCTTCCTATAGATTGTAAGTTTCTTATACGGGACTTACTAGGAGAAGCAAAAATAATATTATGTAAGTTTCGTATGTTGATACCAGTAGAGAAAGTTCCGTAACTAGCAATGATAATGGCATCATTCTCTTTTTCTGTAATCGCTCTTGCTTCTTCTCTTTCTTCAACATCAACACCTCCATGAATAAAAAATACTTTTCTATTTTCTATGGCACTATTTATGAGATTATATAATACGTTACCATGCTTTTCTACATACTGAAAAAGCAAAAGAGTATTGCCTTTCCTGCTTATCGCTAAGTTTTTTATAAAATTATTTCTAGGTTCCCAACTTGCAATAAACTTCATCTCTATGTCATATTTTTGTTTAGCCATCATCTTACGAACATTTTCAGGATATTTTAAGACTAACGCTTTTATTCTCAAGTCAGCTATTCTATCTGTATCAATAAGTTCTTTTGTAGAAGTAGCTTTCATTACAGAACCAAACAAACCTTCTAATACTAATCTGTGAGTCTGTGTACCATCTAATGTACCTGTAAAACCATATCTGTAGTCGCAGTTTTCTAGTTTAGTCATTATCTTAGTAAGTGAGTTAGCTTTAAATAAATGTGCTTCATCACCTATCACAACATCAAACTGATCAAACCATTTCTTAGGTTGTTTATAGATAGATTGCCATGTTGAAATAAAAATGTCTGCATCTGCATTTTTGTCTTGTCCGGACATGATTAAGTGTGTAGAATAACTCCTGTTAGTATAATAAGATTCGAAATCTTTATCTAACTGAAACACTAATGAAGTAGTAGGAACAATGATAAGCTTTCTACCTTTCAGATAATCACATAACATATATATTATTAGAGATTTACCACTTGCAGTTGGTGAGAGTATCAACGCTCGTTCTGTTCTCAACGCATGAGCAAAAGCACCAAGCTGATAGTCGTAAGGTTTTATCTTGTAATCTTTAGTGAAGGATTCTAATTGAGGTATCGATATATCATGTACAGAATCTAGATTATCTTCAAAGAATAAATCATAGTCACGCTGTTCTGTAAATAGTTTTATGTGATGTATAAGTCCGCTATAGATAAGCTTTGTATTAACATTGAATAATCTAATCTTACCGTCCCAATAACGATTGCGATATGCTGGCATAAATGATGCACCAGGAACATCAAATGTAAAGTAGTCACTTAGTTCTCTGCAAGTTGATTTTTCAGCATCAATTTGTATATAGACGGAGTTGTATCTTCTGACTCTGATTGAGTCTCTTTTACTACTCTCACTTCTGGATAATCGTACTTCTTGTTCCATATATGTGCATTATCTTTTTTGAATTTAGCTATTCTCAATTTTAGTCTAGATACTTTTTCTTCGCTATCCAGTAATGAATCTGTTCCAGTCGATTGCATTTTTTATCTGAAATCCTCTATTATTTATTTGTCGTAAAACAGCTTCTAAATAGTTAACTTTTTCTTCTTGTACTGATACTCGTAAACTTTGTTCTGTCAATGAATTATCACTATCAATATATAAATCAACTTCGTTCTTTAGTAGTTTCTTATAGAAAGGTTCTCTACCAAGTTCTTTAAGTTCTTCTTGATCTAGTTCACCAAGATAATACTCAAGCAAAACTCTACGTTTCTTTTTGAGTTCAGCTTTAGCAGAAAATAGTTTTATGCGTTCTGCCATAAATATTTTTAGATACTTGTTGTGAAGTACAGGTATATTAGAACTTTCAGTAGCTAATTCAGTTTCATCGATGGAACTATCTTTAGTCCACATCTCCATAATATCTTCTATTTTCATGTATCTCTTTTACCATAACTATCATTTAATACTTGTTGTATTTGTTTCTCTGTTGCACAAACTATTCTTTCAATAGGCTTATACGCCGTATATTCTTTTGTAAGTTGCTTTGTCAGTGCAACTCTGAGTTCTTCTGTGCTTAATTTTGTTCTACATTCTTCTCTTGAAACGAAAGAAGGTTGCTGTAAAA